AGAATGTTCTTAAGATGAACTATAAGTCATTTACGCAGATTGTTATCCTTGGAAGTAGCACATTTGTACCCTTTATGCAACTTTCAGCAGTAAATCGTCGTGAAGTTATTGAAGATTTGTTAGATATCAAGATCTTTTCGTCTATGAATACTGTAATTAAGAGTAAAATTAGTGCTCTGAAGGATGAAGTTAAGACACTGACACTCAAAAAAGAGTCATTGAGTGATAAAGTTGATATGCAAACTCGCTTTATAGACAAGTTAGAGACTCAAGGTAAGAAAAATATTGCTGAGAAAAAAGAAAAAGTCTCTGAACTTAAGAAACTTATTGATCTCTATAATAAAGAAGTAAATATTACCGAAGAAAAAGTATTTGCTTATATAAAAGAGCAAGAATATGTGCTCGGAGCTACGGAAAAACTACGTAAACTGAGTGGATTAAAGGGTAAAATCAGTCAAAAGGCGTCAACTCTTAGAAAAGAGCATAAATTTTTCACTGAAAATACGGTTTGTCCCACCTGTACGCAGTCAATTGAAGAGGATTTCAGAATAAATAAGATTAACGACGCTCAAAATGTAGCAAACGAGTTGCAATCTGGTTTAAATGAATTAGATGAGGCAATTAAAGAAGAACAGGAGCGAGAGCGTCAATTCACCGCCCTATCGAAGGAGATCTCTAAATTACAGAATGACATTTCTAAGGACAATGTTCGGATTTCTGAATGTCAACGACAAATCGGAAATCTGGAATCGGAAGTTCAAGTGCTTACCGAGCAAATTGCAAACCGAAATACTGAACATGAGAAGTTAGAAACCTTCAAAGACAACTTAACAACTACATTTGGCGAATTAGCGTCAAAAAAGGACACTATTAACTATTACGATTTTTCGTATAGTTTACTTAAAGACGGTGGAGTCAAAACAAAAATCATCAAGAAGTACTTACCTCTGATTAATCAGCAAGTCAACCGTTATCTTCAGATGATGGACTTCTATATTAACTTTACTCTTGATGAAGAGTTCAACGAAACCGTTCAGTCCCCGATACATGAAGACTTTTCATACTCTTCTTTCAGCGAGGGAGAGAAGATGAGAATCGATCTAGCACTCTTGTTTACTTGGAGAGAGGTAGCAAGGATGAAGAACTCTGTCAATACTAATTTACTAATTATGGATGAGGTATTTGATAGTTCTCTTGATGGATTTGGTACAGATGAGTTTTTGAAGATTATTCGATTTGTAATTAAAGATGCAAATGTTTTTGTTATCTCTCATAAGGAATCTTTGTTTGATAAGTTTGAGAATGTGATAAAATTTGAGAAAGTAAAAGGGTTTTCTAGTATAGTATCCTAGAATTGATAGGAAAATGAACACTCCAAACTGGCAACATCACTCAAAAAAGGAACAAAAAAGTAAATTAAAACCACAAGCATTGCGTCAGCGTAAAGAAGCATTGAGATATTTGAAGAAAAAGTTAAATGTAACAACAAGTACATTAAGTTAGGAAACGCTGACTATATAATAAAGAATTGGAGAAAAGGTTATGAAGTGAAATTAAATTCTTCATTATCTGATGTTTATAATTTAAAAATTATGCACAATTTAATTTCACATAATCAGTTAGCGGGTTGGAAACAAAGTATTGATAGATTGACTCATACTTTAGATCGAACACTTAATGAATCTGATCAAATTAATGATTATTATGATTGTCTAATTGAATGTGATGACGATCAAGCCACTTGTAAACGTATCTGTAGGAGTATTCTTTCATAACCAACCATAGACACTTTAGAAACTGTCACTGAGGGCCTCCACCGAAAGGTGGGGGTTTAGTATTATAGGGATATCAAAAGGAGTTCAATGCCAGTCTTACAAGAGATCAAGTCACAACTCGCTAAACTTCTTGCCACTGAGGACTTGGTGGTTGAGCATCGTAAGGTTTCTACAGCTCAGTTCAATGTTCATAGTCGTGTACTAACTCTTCCGATGTGGGAGAGTGCAAGCAATGTTGTATATGATTTACTTGTAGGACACGAAGTTGGACATGCTCTCTATACCCCCGACGAAGATCCTCCGAAAGGTATTCCTCATTCGTTTATTAATATTGTTGAAGATGCTCGTATTGAGAAGTTGATGAAGCGCAAATATCCTGGAATGGGTAAAACATTCTTCAAAGGATATAACCAGATGAGTGATGATGACTTCTTTAAAATTGCCGATGAAGATGTTAATGAATTCAACCTCGCTGATCGTGCAAATTTATATTTTAAGATTGGCAATTTTGTAGATATTCTATTCTCTGATAAAGAGATGGCGATTGTTCGTATGATCGGAGATTGTGAGACTTTTGAAGATGCTGTAAAGGTAGCAGAAGTATTGTATAAGTATTGTAAGAAAGAAGTTAATAACGAAAAACAAGATATTGAAGCACCTAAGTCTCAGGAGCAATCTTCTCAGGATCAGGTGGAACAACAAAGCGAGGAGTCAAAACCTCAAGGAATAATTGAAGATGAGTCTGAGAATAGTGAGGACAATGGTGAACCGGAGAATGAACCAGAGATTGAAACTGCAGATTCTCTCTCTGATAGTATTGAGCAACTAGCGAAAACTGATGGTATTGAAACTGTTTACGTGGAAGTTCCTAAAGTAAATCTCGATACAATTATTGTATCTAATCAACTTGTTCATGAATATATTGATGCTAAGTTTAATTATCAACAGGTTATTGCTGATGAAATGAATTATAAAATTTTTGATCAACCTGACAAAGATTTTATTCAGTTCAAGCGTTCCGCACAGAAAGAAGTCAACTATTTGGTGAAAGAATTTGAATGTAAAAAAGCTGCAGACTCTTATGCTCGTGCCACCACTGCTCGTACTGGTGTTCTTGATTGTACCAAACTTCATACCTATAAGTACAATGATGATTTATTCCGCAAAGTAACAACTCTTGCTGATGGTAAAAGTCATGGATTAGTGTTCATGCTTGATTGGAGTGGTTCCATGCAGTACACCCTGATGGACACCTGTAAGCAAATGTTCAATTTGCTGTGGTTCTGTAAGAAAGTTGGCATTCCTTTTGATGTATATGCTTTCACTAGTGAGTGGGGCACTCATCGTGATGATGATTTTCCTCATCAATTGGTAGATCATTATGAGAGGAAGGAGAATCTTCTTGCAATCGATAATCAATTTAATCTTCTCAATATCCTTTCCAGTAAAACATCGAGTAAAGAATTGGAAAGGCAGATGATTAACGTCTGGAGACATGCTTATGCGTTCTGTAGAATTTACAATTGCTCATACTCTTGGGGAAGGAAAATGTCTCTTTCAGGTACTCCTCTGAATGAATCCCTGGTTTGCTTACATCAGATTCTTCCTAAGTTTCAACGAGAAAACAAACTTCAAAAGGTTCAGTGTATTGTTCTAACAGATGGCGAAGCTTGTCCACTAAATCATCATAAACTGATTAAGAGATATTGGGAAAACAATACAGAGTTTCTTGGAACCGCACGTCATGATCAGTGGAAGACTATCCTTCGTGATAGAAAAACAGGTAATATGTACAAATTTGAATCTGCAAATTATAATGGATTCACTGATGTCATGTTGAAGAATCTCAAAGATAATTTTCCTGAAGTAAACTTTATTGGTATTCGTTTACTTGCTCCTCGCGACTCTCATAATTTTCTTAAACTTTACTATGATTATGGTTCTGAACTTACTAAACTTCAGAATGAGTGGAAGAAAGAAAAGAGTTTTGTGATTCGTAAGTCTGGATATGATGCATACTTTGGACTCTCATGTTCTGCTCTCGCTCAAGATGTTGAGTTTGATGTTGATGAAGGCGCAACAAAGGCAAAGATTAAATCAGCATTCGTAAAGAGTTTGAAGACTAAGAAACTAAATAAAAAAGTTCTGGGAGAGTTTATCTCTTTAGTATCATGATGACTTGGAGGGAAATAGCATTACAATGTGAGAGTGATCTCACTGTTAGAAAAGTCCTTAAAGAAGGCCCAAAGAGTCTTGCTGAATCTTGGATACTTTTAGCAATGAGATTTAAGTATAGACGGTTTGAAAAGTGAACACTGAGGGGTTACGCCCCTCTTTTTTGTTTGTATAATAAGCAGGTAAACAACAAAAGCACATGGCACTGTCCCCCGAGTACATCCGCACCTCACTCCAAGAACTGTACGGCACAGAGTTTACTGCTGCTGATATTCGCGCTTGGTGTGCTATGAATAGTGCGAACTATCAAACTGTTACCAATAAACTGACTGATTATAAAGTGGGACGTGGCAAGTGGAATCTGGAAGTAACTAAAGAGACTGTAGAGGATCTTGAAGTAACATATAATTCTCCTGCAGTTACGCCTGCAATTGAACAAAATCTTATTCCTTTGAAAGATGATTCCTTCGTCCAGTTTGGTAACTTTGGTGATATTAAAAAAATTATTAAATCCGGTATTTTCTATCCGACGTTCATTACAGGACTATCCGGTAATGGAAAGACTTTTTCGGTTGAGCAAGCGTGTGCCCAACTCGGCCGAGAACTTATCAGAGTAAACATCACAATCGAAACAGATGAAGATGATCTTATTGGCGGTTTTCGCCTTGTTGATGGTAACACCGTCTGGCACAATGGCCCAGTCATCGAAGCACTCGAAAGAGGTGCTGTATTGCTCCTTGACGAACTCGATCTCGCTTCTAACAAAATTCTCTGTCTCCAAAGTATCCTTGAAGGGAAAGGAGTTTTCCTTAAGAAAATCGGACGGCGAGTTGATCCTGCAAGTGGATTCAACGTCATCGCCACAGCCAACACTAAGGGTAAAGGTTCAGACGACGGACGATTCATTGGAACTAACGTGCTCAACGAAGCATTCCTAGAGCGTTTCCCTGTTACTTTAGAGCAGGAATATCCTACTGCCGCCACTGAGACAAAGATCCTTACCAAACTTTGCTCAGATGAAACCTTCTGTAAGCGTCTTGCTGACTGGGCAGACATTATCCGTAAGACATTCTATGACGGCGGTATTGAAGAGATCATCAGCACTCGCCGTCTGGTTCATATCGTTCATGCATTCAATATCTTTGGCGATAAGGCAAAGGCAATTGAGGTTTGTGTAAATCGTTTTGATGATGAAACTAAGCAGGCCTTCCTAGAACTTTATGATAAGGTTGATGCTGATTTCCAGATGCCTGGAGATGAGGATCAAAAGCAAGCACTTGACTCCCACAACTTCTCTTGATAAAATGATTAATGCTTGGAGTTTACTTTATGATGTTATGACTAAAGCAGATGGATACTCTACAAATGAAGATGGAATTGTTGGTGTAAACGGTGAAGACGAAATCAATCTAGAAAATCCTATAATATCTCAATGGGATTCTATTGATGATTCATCCGTAGAGTTCAATATCAGTGTCCCTGATCTTCCAAATGCACCAGATAATAATAATGGGCGCTGGAAGTATAATGAAGATATTATCTTGAAGGACATCCATGAATATGTGAGCGGCACTTATCGTAGTCACTACACTGGAAAGGAAGGCGGATTTAAAGATATTCAAACAATTGATTTGATGGAAGTTAAAAATCTTGCCTCTAACTTTTGTCAAGCTAATATCTTAAAGTATGGTAGTCGATATGGTGATAAAGATGGAAGAAATAAAAAGGATTTACTAAAAGTAATTCATTATGCTATGCTACTATTGCATTTTGATGATCATTACAAACCAACCAACTCTGACTATCCTTATTGATAATGAAAATTCGTAATCCTATGAAACTGTCTGATTCTACTCTTTCTCTTCTCAAAAACTTTTCTTCTATTAACCAATCTATTCTGTTCAAAGAGGGTAGTAAACTTCGCACTATTAGTGTGATGAAGAATATTCTTGCGGAAGCAACTATTAGTGAAGAGTTCGCTCGTGATTTTGGCATTTATGATCTTAATCAATTTCTTAATGGTTTGAGTTTGCATCAGAAACCTGAACTTGATTTTGCCAACGATGGTTATGTTGTGATTAGGGAAGGACGTTCACGTTCAAAGTATTTCTTTGCAGATCCCTCTGTGATTGTCACTCCTCCCGATAAGGAAATTTCACTTCCCAGTGAAGATGTTTGCTTCGAGTTAACTACCACTGTTCTTGAAAAACTGCTGAAAGCAGCTGCTGTTTATCAATTGCCAGATATTTCTGCTGTTGGTGAAGCAGGTGTTGTAAAACTTGTCGTTCGCGATAAAAAGAATGACACCTCCAATGCTCATGAAGAAGTTGTTGGTGAGACTGATGAAAACTTTAACTTCAACTTTAAAGTTGAGAACATCAAGATTCTTCCTGGAACATATGAAGTTGTTGTCTCACAAAAACTTCTGTCTCGATTCACAAGTAAAAATCACGATTTGACTTACTAC